ACGCTGCCGCTGCCCTCGGTCGAAGGCTATGGCCTCACGCCGCAAGAGGCTGTGCTGCGCACCGACATGGAATCGGGCCCGGCGCGCCAGCGTCGCCGCTTTCGGCAAACGCCCACGCGCATCACCGTGCGCTGGCTGTTCAGCGAGTTCGAGTTTGCGCTGTTCGAGGCTTGGTACAAGTACCACGCCGATGAGGGCGGGCAGTGGTTCGAGATCACCTTGCTCGGCGGCCTCGGGCTCTTGCCCCATGAAGCCCGTTTCACCCGCCAGTTCGAAGCCCAGCTGCGCTCGGCCCGGCGCTGGGACGTCAAGGGCGAGCTGGAAATCCGCGAGCGGCCCACGCTCGACGAGGGCGCGCTCAACCTGATGCTGGAGCTCTCCGCCGACGACCTCTTTGCCATGGGCAGCGAGCTGCACCAACTGGTGCACGGCACTCTGCCAGTTCGCTGGCCGGCCTAGCAATACCTGATTCATCCATTCATCGCATACACGGAACAACTTCTATGAGTCTGCAAACCGATCTGCATCAAGCGGTCGCGCAGGTCACGGCCGACAGTGCCTTGTTGCACACCATCGTGCACGGCACCGCCGCGCAGACCGTGACCACCGAGGGTGGTGCGGTCGCCACGGTGGCCAAGCTGCTGGCGGATGCCGATACCCGCATCAACCTCGCCGCCGACGGCCTACTGGCTCAGAGCCAGGCCGCCGCGCAAGACGCGCTCACCTCGGCCGAACTCGCCGCCAGCGAAGCCGACCGTGCCCAAGCCTCGGCCGACCAAGGCGTGGCGGACACCACTGCCGTGCTCCATCAGGTGCAGTCCAGCGGCAACCAGATCCTGGTGGACGCTGAAGCCGTGCTGCAGCAGGTCATCGCCCGGGTGCTCGCAGTGGGACTGCCGGACTCCTTGATTGGCGCACGCGGGATGCTGCTGAAGGTCAAGGTCGATGAATCCGGCTACGAGCTGGTCCACACCGCGGCTTTGCCTCGCTTCTATGGTTTCGCGCTTTCCAGCGACGGATCTGAACTGCTGGTGACGGAGGGACGAGATGCCAACTTCAATGCGCAAGACTTCCTGGCTTGGACTCTGGCCGAAGGGGTGACCTTTGCCCTCCATCAAAACGCCCTGGAGGTGCAACTGTGAACCTGGATATATCGGCGCTGGGCTACCGCTGGTGCGGCCTCTACTCGCCCTACCTGGGCTATCGGGATGGGGATGTGGTCTTCAAGGAAGGTGGCGCCTGGGTGATGCGCCACGGCCAGCCGCAGCCCTTTGCGCTGGGCCAGCAGGATGCAACCCTCAAAGGCCACTTGCTCACCGGAGGGGTGTCGGTGGGTGGCATCGGCAGCATGGTGCTGCACGCGAATGGCGCCAATGGGGTGGACAGTGTGGAATTCCGCTTCATGGCCGATCGCAACGGCACGGTGGCCACGGCGCTGATGAACACCGACCGCGCGGCGGCCGACTACCACAGCGCCAACTTCTTCATGGCCGCGCTCATGAACGACGGCTCGGTGCGTGCCTGGGGCCGGGCGCTCACCGGCCAGCAGGGCACCGGCAACACCGGTGACATCAGCCGCACCTTCCCCGCGCGGGTGGCCTTTCCACCCGGCACGCCTCGCATCACGTCCATCACCTGCATGTGGGACGAGACTTTCTTTATCGATGCCAGTGGCGGCTTGTGGCACGCCGGGGCCAACAGCGACGGGGGCTCGCCCACGGCCACCGCCAATCCGGTGCCTCGACGCGTCAATGGCGTGGGCCAGTTGCCTGCTGCTGCCGTGGTCAAGCGGGTCTTCACCGGCCACGACTGGTACGGCTATCGCATGTTCGCTTGCCTGGATGACGCTGGCCGCGTCTATGTCTGGGGCAACAACCGCTATGGCAGCCTGGGACTCGGGCACAGCACCACCGTCTCCACGCCCACGCTCGTGCCGTTCACGCTCGACACCCCGATCTGCGAGGTCTTTCTGTCGGGCGGATTTCATGCTGCGAGCTACCTGGTGGACACCCAGGGTAAGTTGTGGGTGGCCGGCGAGGCGAACGCCTGTGGCTTTGGCAGCGACCAATCCGTCCACCGCCTGCTCATGCCCTGGGGCAGCGACAAGCGCGTCAAAAAAGTCTTCTGCTCCGAGTCCGACGGGCATTGGGTGGCGGGCGCCCAGTACTACCGCGCCTACGGCGTGGTGCTCGAAGACGGATCGCTCTACCGCTGGGGGCATGACAGCGGTCAGGTCGGGGGCAGCTGGGGTACGGGTTTCACCGGCGATATCTGGACCGGTCACGCGCTGTTTCCGTACAAGGTGCTCGACGGCGTGACCGACGCCTACGCGATCTCGGGCGGTTATGGCAGGACGCTGGCGCTCATGCAAGACGGCACGGTGCGCCACACCGGGTACAACGGCTACAGCATCGGCGGCGGCAGTGACCGCACCACTTGGGCCACCATCGGCGGCGACGTCCTGACCCAAGTCACCAAGCTGCGCCTGTACGGCAGCAGCTATGGGTCGTCTGCCATGGCACTCCGATCTGACGGCAAGGCGGTGGGCTGGGGCATGGGGGCAACGGGGCAGTGCGGCCATGGGTATGCCGACACGTCCAACGCCCCCTCGCGCTTCGTGCTCATCGACCGGCCCATCGTCGACTTCTCCCGCTCCGGGACGATGGGCTGCGGCGAGGGTGGCGAGTACCACAACGGCACCTACCACTTCCTCACGGTCGATGGTCAGGTGATGAGCACTGGCAACGGCAGCCATGCACAAACGGGCGATGACGACCACGACCACCGCTTTGCGCCGTCGCCCATCTTGTTCTGAAACCTGCTGATTTCAATCTCCACTCTTCAAGGACTGTTCATGGGAACCGTTTCTCTGGGCAAGATTGCCTTTACCTGGCGCGGCGCGTATGACGCCAGCGCCACCTACGCCCGCCAGGACGTGGTCGGCCACCACGGCGACAGTTTTGTGTGCCTCGCGGACGCCACCACGGGCGTGGCGCCGCACGCCAATTCCCCAGCTTGGGATCTGTTTGCCCAGGGCACGCAAGGGGTCTCGAATCTGCCGGGCGAGGTCATCTACTTCGATGGCAACCAGCTGGTCGCCTTGCCCGCAGGTCAATCCGGGCAGGTGCTCACCATCGGCGCGCAGGGTGTGCCGGTCTGGGCAACGCCTGATGTGCGTTCCGGCACCAAGGCATTGAAGTTGCCAGAAAACGCCAGCAACACGCAACCCAACAGTTACCGCCAGTTCGGTCTGATCATGACCGATGGCAGTATCCGGGCCTGGGGGCGCAACGCCAACTTCAAGCTGGGGGACGGCACCACCTTCGCGCGCTCCTACCCGGCACGCACGGCGTTCCCACCGGGCTTCCCTGGGGCAGACAAGCTCTATTACAGCCACGACACCAATGGCTACTGCATCGACAAGAACGGCCAGCTCTGGGGTTGGGGGTTCAATGGCTATGGCCAGCTCGGTACCGGCAACACGGCCAATCAGCAGGTGCCGTACAACATGAGCGCCAATGCCAGCAACTCGATCGCCGGCAAAACCGTGGTGCAGGTCGCACAAAACTGTGGCGTCGAGGGGTTCAACAGCACCCTGGTGCTGTGCAGCGATGGCACGGTCCACGCCTGCGGCTACAACGCCCATGGCCAGCTGGGCTTGGGTGATGTGACCCAGCGCAACAACTTTGTGCAGTTGCCGGTGCTCTCAGGCATCACCCAGATCGCTGCGGGGCGTGAGCGCTATACGGCTTACTACGCCGTCAAGAACGACGGCACCCTGTACTCGTGGGGTTACAACGCCAACGGCCAGCTGGGCGACGGCACCACCAATCAGGCCAACGTTGCCATGCCGCGTGCCGGGGGCAGTCTCACCGGCAAAACCATCGTCAAGGTGTTCGGGGCTTACGTGCATGCCTTTGCCTTGGACAGCACCGGTGCCCTGCATGCCTGGGGCACCAACGACTTCGGGCAATTGGGCAATGGCAATCTGGCCAACCAGTTCACTCCGGTGCAGGTGACCACCAACGTGGCCGATGTCTATGCGGGCAGCCACGATCAACCGCTCACTTACCTCAAAAAAACCGACAAGACCCTGTGGGCCTGCGGTGCCGGTGCGTACTGGGGCAACGCCAACGGCAGCAACAGCGGCAACTTTGTGCAAGTGCCGGTGGGCAATACGGTGGTCAAAGCTGTGCATGGCGGCACCGGTTCCTTCAACTATGGCGCTGCATTATTGGAAAACGGCACCGTCTACGCCTGGGGTTACAACGGCAACGGGGCGCTAGGGTTGGGGGATGCCACCAACCGCAGCAGCGTGGAACTGGTGCGCATTGCGCAGCGCCGTGTGGTGGACCTCTCGTCCTACGGGTCGAGCTCCGAGCAAGGCTTGGTGTTTCTGCTCGACGATGGTCAGGTGCTGGCCAGCGGCTATGCCGGAGAAGCGCAGTTACCCGAGGACGACAGCGAAACCAGCTACGTGCCTTACCCCGTCATCCTCTGAGCGGTCATCTCTGATGCCCAACGCTGCTTTATCAGAAGCCATTAAGGAGGCCTACGCCAGCGCTCCCTCTGAACAGATCATCCTGCATACTCTGGAGTTGCGCCATCCGGCCTTTGTCGATGAGACAGGGCAGCTGGTTGCCATTCGGGTGGTGCGCGACACCAGTGATCTGTGGGCTCGGCTGGAATCGCAAGCCCCGCTGCAAGCCGGCGAGCGCGTGCAATTCGTGGCCATGGGCTTTGAGCTGGACTTGCCGCCAGTGGACACCATGCCGGTGCCGGAAATCACTGTGACGCTCGATAACGTGTCGCGCGAAATAGTGCGCCACCTGGATGCGGCCGCCGAGTCGCAGTCGGTGATCGAGGTGACTTACCGGCCGTACCTGTCCACCGATCTGGAAGGGCCACAGATGGACCCACCTATCCACCTGGTGCTGACCGAGGTCGAAGCCGACATCTTCCGGGTGACCGGCCGTGCCCGCATGCTGGATGTGGGCAACAAGGCTTTCCCAGGCATCAGCTACACCGCCAAGACCTTCCCGGGTCTGACCCGATGAGCCCGACACCCCATTGGGCGGCCGAGTACATCGGTCGGCCCTGGCACGCCGGTGCGCGTGGGCCGGATGCGTTCGATTGCTGGGGCCTGTTCCTCGCCATCCAGCGCGAGCACTTTGGCCGAGACCTGCCCGAAATCCCGGTGGACGCCAATGACCTGCGCACCGTGATGACCACCTTCCGCGACCATCCCGAGCGACAGCGTTGGGTGGCTGTGGCGCAACCCGCCGAAGGCGATGCCGTGCTGCTGCGCCAGTCCCGCCACCCGGTGCATGTCGGCGTGTGGCTCGCGGTCGACGGCGGTGGCGTGCTTCACGCGGTCAAGGACGCCGGTGTCGTGTTCCAGAAGCTGCCGGAACTCCTGCTGCACGGCTGGCGGGTCGAGGGCTATTACCGATTTGTGGAGAGCAAGTGATTCACGCCGAGCAAAGTGCCGTTGTCCTGCTGCGCAACCCCTTCCAACCCAGCCAGCGCGAAGTGATGGTGGCCCACCCGAGCCAGACCATCCGCCAGTGGCTGGACAACCAGGGCATTGCCGAATTCGATCAGCCCACCGTTTGCATCAAGAACGGTAGTCCTGTGCTGCGTGCCGATTGGGCAGTCACACCGATTGATGGCGTGGTGCTCTTCATCACCCTGCCGCAGGGCGGGGGAGGTGGTGGCGGTGGCAAGAACCCGCTGCGCACCGTTCTCATGATCGCGGTGATGGTGGTGGCCACCGTTTATGGCGGCCCCTTGGGCGCGAGCCTGGGGTTCAGTGGCAACCTGGCCACGGCCGTCGGCTCAGCCATCATCATGACGGCGGGCTCTGCGCTGGTCAGCGCGCTGGTGCCGCTGCCCACGCCCAACATGCCGTCGTTTGCCGGTTCGGGCGGCAGTCTGGCGCAACCGTCGCCCACCTACAGCCTGCAAGGCCAGGGCAACTATGCGCGGCTGGCCCAACCCATCCCGGTCATCTACGGTCGCCATCTGGTCTATCCGGATTTGGCTGCCACGCCCTATGGCGAATACCAGGGCAATGAACAGTTCCTGCACCAACTGCACTGCATCGGCTTGGGCGAATACGACATCGAGCAGATCCGTATCGAGGACACGCCCATCGCCTCTTTCGAGGAAGTGACCTACCAGATCGTACCACCCGGCAGTCCGGTCACGCTCTTCAACCCGGATGTGGTGACTGCCCCCGAGGTCGCCGGGCAGGAACTGCTGGCTGGCACCTGGACCGGGGGCTTTGCCATCAACCCGGCCGACAGCGAGGTTACGCACATTGGCATCGACATCCTGCTGCCGCGCGGGCTGTATTACGCCAATGACGCCGGTGGCCTGGACAGCCGCAGTGCCAGCTGGAAGGTCGAAGCCCGGGCCATCGATGCCGAGGGCGCTCCACTGAACGACTGGTTCACGCTGGGCAGTGAGAGCCTGACCGCTGCCACCACCACGCCACAGCGGCGTACGTACCTTTATCCCATGGCTGTAGGGCGATACGAAGTGCGTGCCACGCGGCTCGATGGCAAAGACACCAACTCACGCGCCGGGCACGAAGTGCGCTGGGGTGAGGCCCGGGGCTATCTCGCCGGCGGCGTGACCTTCCCAGAAAACGTCACATTGCTCGCCATCCGCATGCGCGCCACCGACAACCTGTCGCAGCGCTCCAGTCGGCTCATCAACTGCATCGTCACGCGCAAGCTGCCGGTCTGGTCGGTGGACTCTGGCTGGTCTGCTCCATTGCCCACGCGTTCGATCGCATGGGCCTTTGCCGACATCTTGCGTGCGAGCTACGGGGCCAAACTGCCAGATGCCCGAATCGATCTCGCCGCCTTGGCGCAACTGGATCAGGTTTGGGCCGGTCGGGGTGATCGGTTCGATGGTGTCTTTGACCAGCAGGTCACCGTCTGGGAGGCGTTGACTCGGGTCGCCCGCTGTGGGCGAGCGGTGCCCTTCCTACAGGGCGGCATTGTGCGCCTGGTGCGCGACGAAGCCCGGCTACTGCCCGTGGCGCTCTTCAGTCCGCGCAACATCGTCAAGAACAGCCTCAAGATCCAGTACGTGATGCCGGGCGAAGAGACGGCGGACGCGGTGACGGTGGAGTTCTTCAGCAGCCGCACCTGGAAACCCGATGAAGTGACGGTGAGCCTGCCGGGCTCCAGCAGCACCAACCCGGCCAAGCTGCGGCTCTTTGGCTGCACCACCGAAGCACACGCAGTGCGCGAGGGGTTGTATCTGGCGGCGGCCAACCGCTACCGCCGTCGCATCATCACCTTGCGCACCGAGCTCGAAGGCCTGATTCCCACCTATGGCGATCTGATCGCCATTGCCCATGACATGCCCAGTTGGGGCGCGGGCGGCGAAATCGTCGCCTGGGATGCCGACACCCACACCGCCAAGCTGTCCGAGCCAGTCGCATTTGTCGATGGGCAAGAACATGTCATGGCCCTGCGCCGTCGCGATGGCGGGGTCAGCGGCCCGCATGCGGTGATGCCGGGCAACGATGCGCAGCAGGTGGTCTTTGCAGGCCTGCCCGACATCCCCATCGAAACCGGCCTGTCGGCCGAGCGCACCCATTTTGCGTTTGGCATCGCCGAGCAATGGAGCCTGCTGGCCCGGGGGATCGCGGTGCGCCCGCGGGGCGAGCAGGTGGAAATCACCTGCGTGGCCGAGCACTCGGGTGTGCACAGCGCCGATGGCAGTGTCGACAGCAGCACCGCCCCAATCTGAAAGGAAAGAAGATGAACGAACCCCATCTGATGGATGGCATGGTGGTCATGCCCCATGATGAATTTGAAACCCTGCTGGAGCGCGCCGCCGAGCGTGGGGCGCGTCACGCCTTGTCCGATGTCGGTCTGGATGGCCCGGATGCCGCAAACGACATCCGCGAGCTCAGGAATCTGCTCGACGCCTTCAACGAGGCCAAGAAAACCGCTGGCCTCACGCTGGTCAAGATGCTGGTCACGGGTCTGGTGCTGGCCTTGCTCGCCGGCACCATCGTCAAAATCAAACTGTTCGGAGGCCCGCAATGAGCCCGATCTTCACAACGCTCGCCCCCGGCCTCTTCGAAGCCGGCGCCAAACTGATCGACCGCCTGATTCCCGATCCGGCCCAGCGCGAGCAGGCCAAACTCGCCTTGTTCCAGGCCGAAGGCCAGCAGGCCTTACAGGAAATGCAGGTCAGCCTCTCGGCCATCCTGGCCGAAGCCAATTCGGCCGACCCGTGGACCAGCCGGGCGCGCCCGACCTTTTGAGGTAGGCTGAAAAAAGTGGAGTCCAACGTTTCGTAAAATGTGAGGAACGGAG